TGGCCTATTTAATCTCGAAGTGAAGACGACTAATTCTAGCGGTCGAATCAGAATAGATAATATCCCCCCTGAAGAGTTCGTATTCAACCCAACCATTTGAATGCATTAATCGACAACTTACGGATATTACTCAGAGGGTAATTCGGGGTGATGGACTTCACAGATTAAATTGTCCACTTGTTCATGCGAAGTTACTGCGAAGTTACTGCGAAGTTACTGCGAAGTTACTGCGTTAAATCTATGGTGCGCCCGAAGCTCGTTTAATATTCCAGCTTTCATCTGTTCACATGCTTGTTGCCATAGTATCCAATCAGTTCGCATATTGTCACTCGTGCCATCAGCATATGACACGCCATCATCCGTTAATATTGTGCATCTCTTAAGGTTCTTCATGCATTACTCTACGCTTTAATAATCTATCCTGGGAATGGTGGCCTTAGGGTGTTCGAACACCCTAAGGCCGGTGGAGAAAGGTAATAAGAATGCGTCAAATGGGCGTATTGCTTCTCAGGCGCTCAGTGTAGCTCTAGAACACAACGGTGAACATACTGAAGTGTCTAGTAAGATCAAGACTCTAGTAGAGATCTGGAACGCTCAAATTAAGAAAGCCAAGGAGGGTGATCACCAAGCGGCATCAATGATTGTTGATAGATTGGAAGGCAAAGCGGCGCAGTCTATCGCTATCGAGGCAGATATCAGCACAGACCTAACTATCACCCGTGTTGAACGCATCATAGTAGAGCCAGCGAAGGATTGAGCATACTACGCAGGGAGGTAGCCCGAGTATTCCAGCCATTACTTGAGCCAGCTAGGTACAAAGGGGCATTCGGCGGGAGAGGTAGTGCTAAAAGTCATTTCTTTGCTGAACAAATGCTTGAAGATGCCCTTTACTTCCGGGGCCTTCGTTGTGTATGTGTGAGAGAAGTACAGAAAACCCTGGAGCAATCCGCTAAGCGCCTCATACTCGATAAAATGCAGAAGTTCCACCTAGGGGTGGCCCAAGGATTCAAAGAGTACAGCGATAGAATCCAGACCCCTGGTGATGGAATCATTATATTCCAAGGCATGCAGGATCATAACGCAGAGTCTATTAAATCCCTTGAAAGATTTGATAGGTTGTGGGCTGAAGAGTCACAGACAACCAGTAACCATTCCCTCGAGCTTGTAAGGCCAACAATACGTTCTGACAACTCAGAGCTATGGTTCTCCTGGAATCCACGCCGCCCTAACGACGTTGTTGACGCGCTGTTCAGGTCAGGTGAAGCCCCTACCAACTCTATTTGCGTTGAGTCTAACTGGCGTGATAACCCCTGGTTCCCTGAAGTACTCGAGCAAGAGCGTCTGGATTGCAAAAGAGACGACCCAGACGAATATCCGCACATTTGGGAGGGTGCTTATAAATCAGTAACTAAGGGCGCATACTTCGCGGAACATCTTAACAATGCTCGCAGGGAGGATAGAATAGGTCGGGTGGCTCGAGATTCTCTTCAGACTGTACATTTGTTCATGGACATTGGCGGCACCGGGGCCAAGGCTGATGCGTTTACTATTTGGGCGGCGCAGTTTGTTGGCAAAGAAATACGGGTTATTAATTACTATGAGGCGCAAGGCCAGGATATAGCGACCCATGTTAACTGGATGCAAGAGAACAAGTACTTACCTCATAATACTAATGTGATACTACCGCACGATGGCGGCACTAATGACCGGGTGTTCTCTGTGTCGTATGAGAGCGCATTCAAGAGTGCTGAGTACTCGGTTAAAGTCATACCGAACCAGGGGAAAGGTGCAGCCAAACAACGCATAGAAGCGGCTAGAAGACTATTCCCCAACGTGTGGATAGATAAAGATAAATGCGAAGGTGGTATACTCGCTTTGGGTTCGTATCATGAGAAATGGGATGAGGCTAGGAATATAGGGTTAGGCCCAAATCACGACTGGTCTAGCCATGGCTCTGATGCATTCGGACTGATGTGCGTAGCTTATCGCTCGCCGAAGATCAAGACAACACGCAAACAGCCTAAGATATCAGTAGCGTAGTTAGTAGCTTAAGGTGCATAAATGTTAGATGACTCACAAATAAATTCAATTGTTCAGGCTGAAGAAGCTGATGCGGTTAGCTATCTGGTTGAGATAGGTGATAAGCGCGCAACTCTCATGGACTACTACAATCAAAAGCCCTTCGGCGACGAACAAGAGGGCCAGTCTTCGGTTGTTACTAGCGACGTGCAAGATACGATTGAGTGGATGTTACCCAGTCTGATAAGAACGTTTACGCAAGGCAAGATCATTGGGCTCTTCGAGTCTCAACTAGAAGAGCATGAGCAAGAAGCCAAAGACAAGACCGCTTATTCTAACTGGGTGTTTCAGCGTGACAATCCCGGCGTGATGATACTCAACTCAATGATTAAAGATTGCCTTCTGCAATTCACCGGGACGGTTAAGGTGTATTGGGATGATAGCGAAGACGTGTCATTCTCTGAATACCATGGGTTGTCTAAGTTAGAAGCACAAAAGCTATCACTTGATCAGAATATAGAAGTGGTTGACTTCGAAGAAGATGAAGATGGCCTATTTAATCTCGAAGTGAAGACGACTAATTCTAGCGGTCGAATCAGAATAGATAATATCCCCCCTGAAGAGTTCGTATTCTCACGTAATGCCCGCGACTTTATTAACCCAAGATTCATTGGCCAGCGCACACCCAAGACCCGGTCCGAACTAATAGAAATGGGGTTCGATAAAAAGATTGTTAATGATCTGCCAATGGACAATACAGAGCGGATGTCACAAGAGGTCAGCGCCCGGAATGAGGACTTAGGTAACAATGTTATTGATAATCCAACTACACAGCGCGCTAACGATACAATATTTTTGGGCGAGTATTACGTTCAGATTGACGTTGATGAAGATGGGATTACCGAGCTTTGGCAGGTATTCAGTGCCGGCGACAAGATCTTACAGAAAGAGAAAGTTGATACACATCCGTATGCCGTGGCAGTACCTATCCCTATCCCCCACCGAGCATTGGGCACATGCCCTGCTGAGCAAGTAGCTGATATCCAGTGGACTAAGTCCACGATGTTAAGACAGGCATTCGATAATATTTATCAGTCTAATTATCCTCGGACTGTAGTTAATGAGCGTGTTGAACTCGACGACTTATTGACGCCACGGGCTGCGGGTATTATTAACGTTGAGGGTGAGGGTCCGATAAGTGACAGCATTCAACCGTTCGTTGTTCCGCCTATTTCAGGTGAAATCTTTGGTGCCATTGAATACCTGGATAGCGCGAGGGAGATAAGAACAGGGGTTACTCGGTTCAACCAAGGCATGGACCCCGAGAGTCTTAATAAGACGGCTACAGGATTTAAAGGGATCATGGACGCCTCGGCTCAACGTACTGAGCTGATAGCGAGAATGATTGCGGAGACAGGCATTAAGCCACTGTTTAATAAAATTATCGAGAATATATCTAGATATCAGGATGACAAGACAGAAATCAGGGTCTTAGGTAAGCCGATGGAGATAAACCCAAGCTCATGGCGCAGGAAGATGGATTGTAGGGTGGATGTTGGTTTGGGTAGCGGTGATCGACAAGAGAAGATTGCTAATCTTAATTTTATCTTATCGCAACAAAAAGAGTTTATGGCCACTGGCAATCCCTTGGCGGATAACCAGAAGGCGTTTAATACTCTTGATAAGTTGATAACCGAGGTAGGCTTGAAGGATATCAGCGAGTACTTTAATGACACGACAAAGCCTGATGAGGTATTATTGGCCCAGAATGAGCAGCTTATGGGTATGGTTGAGCAGTTACAGGCTCAGTCACAGCAAAATCCCTTGGCCGAAGCTGAGCAAGTCAAAGCCCAGGCAACCATGGCTAAGGTCCAAAATGACAACCAAGTTAAGCTTCTACAAATGCAGATCGACGCGCAAGAGTTTCAAGCGGAAATGAAGCAAAAGAACGCGGATCTAGTCGCCCAATTAGAGCTTGCATACAAGACGCTTGAAGTTGAGAATAAAGTAGATATCCCAAGACAAGGCCAAGAATGAACGACGTAGAGAAGTTAAGGCGTGGAGAGAGAGCCAGGCAGTTACTGAAGGATCCTTTGATCCAAGAGTCATTAGATGGCCTTAGAGGGATTGTGTTTAAGAATATTGAAAGCTCTCATTATTCAAAGACTGATGAACGCGAAGACCTGTATAAGATGCTCCAGGCTATTAATGGCTTTGAGGGGCAGTTTAAGAAAATGATGCGTGATGGTGAGCTTGCCAAGAGCAGGCTTGAAAAGTTAAAGGATAAATTTAAAAGGTGATTTATGAGTGACGGAGCCAACCCTAGTGGAGCTACGGATTTGAACGGGGCCTCGGCCCGAATGCAGTCTTTATTCAAAGGGGAGCCTGAACCGCCAACCTCTAAGGATGAAGAAACAACAGAAAATAACGAGACTTTGGACCCTCCAGAAGCGAAAGCGGGCGGTGACCCAGAAGAGGAGCAGTTATTCGATGTTAAATACGGCGACACTGTAGAGAAACTTACCTTGGATCAATTGATTAAGGGTAATATGATGGAAAAGAACTACAGGCAAGGCACTATGGATAATGCTGATATGCGCCGTGCTTTGGAAGAAAAGTCAGGTAAGTTTGATCAATACTTAATCGACCTTGAGGGGCTGGTTAATGTTGAGGCAGATTATCTAGGCTCTGCTGAAATGCAAGAGATGAAAGAGGTGGACCCTGAGGGGTATTGGTCGTCTTTTGAAAAGACCAAGGTCAAGGTTGACAATCTCAAGAAGTTTCAAGCTAAGCAGAAAGAAGATAAAGCTACCAAGGCTAAGAGTGATTTAGCGAAGGAAAGCGAGCTTACGTTGAAAGCTATCCCTGAATGGTTGGATAGTGATAAGGCCAAGTCTGAATGGCAGGAGCTAACTATTTTTCTGAAAGGGCAGGGTGTTGAAATTGGCACAATGACTGATCATAAGAATATTATCCTTGCTAGAAAGGCCATGCTTTTTGACAGAATCCAAAGCAAATCAATTGAAGACAAGAAGGTAAACAGGTCGCCCAAGTCAACTAAGCCTAGCGCCTCTAAAGAGGAGGCGAAGCCTACAGAGAATAAGGCCCGAGATAAACTAGCAAAAACGGGTCATGTTCGTGATGCTCAGGCGGCATTAAAAGAACTTTTATTTAAGTAAGGTGAGATTATGGCGGTTCCAGCGGGTACAACTACGGCGCACGGCGTCGGCACAGCAGGTGGCAACAACGAAGACTTGGCAGATATTATCTACGATATCTCGCCAATGGATACTCCTGTTGTCTCAATGTCTGGGAAAACGAGGGGTAACGGTGTTTTCACTGAATGGCAAACTGATGTCTTGGACGCAGCGGCAGCCAACAGAAATATTGAGGGAGACGACGCAGCAAATAACACGTTTGTGCTAACGAGTAGGGTTGGAAATTACAACCAGATCTCTGATAAAGTCGTTCAAGTGTCGGGTACACAGCGGGCGGTTGACTCGGCGGGTCGGGCTGATGAATTCACATATCAGCTTTCTAAGCGTGGACGTGAACTTAAGCGTGATATGGAGTTTGGGCTATCGCGTAACCAGGCGTCGAGTGCCGGCGGTGCTGCTACAGCTCGTTCCCTCGGCTCGTTAGAGTCTTGGTTATCGACTAACAAGACATCTCTCGGGACGGGTACGGCGCAAACCACACCCGGCTTTGGCTCTGGTGTAGTTCCTGCACCTACTGACAGTACTGTCGTCGGTACGTTCACTAAGGCGGGCCTTGATGCTGTTGTCCAGGCGTGTTGGGAGCAAGGCGGTACTCCAGACACTATCATGGTTGGACCATTCAACCGTACTCAAATCAGCGGGTTTACCGGCATTAGTACGCTACAGACCGACGCAAGACCTGTTGGTGATGTAACTTTAATGGGGGCCATTGACTTGTATAAGTCGAATTTTGGAACTCTTAAGGTGGTCCCTAACCGGTTCCAGCGAGACCGGACGGCGTTTGTTTTGGATTTCGAGTTCATTCTACTTTCTACCCTTCGGGATATGGAAATGACGGAGCTAGCCAAAACGGGTGATAGTGATCGTTCCCAGCTTCTTGTTGAATATACTTTGCGTATGAACAACGAGGCATCGTGCGGGAAAGTCACTGATTTAACTACTTCATAGAGGGAATAGGGGCTTAACCGCCCCTATTTTGTGGTGTTATGAAACGATTGCTAGATTATGACCCCTTCACGGGGATTAGAACCTTCCACGAATATGACCATTCGGTCCGAAAGTTCTACATTCATGAGGAACAAGACGTATCTAAGATTTTAGATAGAAATAAGGAGCTGGCCAATAACTCAAGCTATAAGCAGTCCGGCATTAAGCAAGATCACTACCACTTTGCCACCATCCCTAACGTAGTGGTGCTGCAGTTAAAAAACGATCACAACTTAGATATCTTTGATAGAGATGATTTAGTTAAGATTGAAAAACTGTTAAACTTTGACCCTTCCTTTAAGTACTTAAAAACAGTTAATCGAATATGACCCCACTTTTACTCGAAGCCAAGGATCTAGCTAACTCTGATCCTGATTTAGCTATGCGCTTGTGCAATGACGTTCTTAATAAGCATTTTGACGATGATGAGGGCCAAATGGCCTTGTTCATGAGCGGCTATATTATGTTGGAGGCGGAGCGCTTCGGCTTGGCGTTTAACATTTTCCAGCGTTGCGCACAATTGCGCCCTGATCAATCAGAAATTTGGTCTAACATGGGCATGTGCTTAGAAGAGGTTGACCCAGACCGTGCCATCTTAATGTTTAAGAAAGCCTTAGATTTAAAGCCCGATAACGCGCATGGTTGGGCCAATTTGGGGTTAATGCACATGCTCACTGGTGACCCTATCGCCGGCCTATCTTTTAGCCACAAGGCTTTGGAGTATGACCCCTCGTTAAGGGCTGCAAGGCACAATATGGGTCTATGTCAGTTAATGCTGAGGAACTTCAAAGACGGCTGGGCCAATTACTTTGACACGCTAGGAGTGAAGCACAGGGAAGCAAGAAGCTACGGCGTACCTAATTGGGATGGTAAATCTAAAGGGAAGATCGTAGTTTATGGCGAGCAAGGCGTGGGTGACGAGGTTATGTTTGCCTCGTGCATCCCTGATCTTTTGGCCGATGGTTTCGATATCGTTATCGATTGCGATAAGCGCCTGGAGTCTCTTTTCAAAAACTCGTTTGACTGCCCGGGATACGGAACTCGGTTTGATACTGAAACGCCTTTGATTGATGAGCATGAGTTAGATTTCCAGTGCGCAATAGGCCAGCTCCCCCATTTTTACAGAAATAAAGAAGAGGATTTCCCAGGTACCCCTTATTTGAATCCTGACCCTGACCAAATGTTAATGTACCGGGCCTTATTTGATTCATTCCGAGGGGAGAAAATAGGGATAGCGTGGAACGGGGGATTAAGTAACACTGGCCAGAAGAACAGGTCTTTTTCGGTGGGTGATCTATCGACGGTGATTGACCCGAAGAACACTTACATTAGCCTTGATTATAAAGAGCCTGACTTAGCCCAGCTTAGTGAATACGCGATTAAATCCTATCCAAAAGTTACTGGGAAAGGCCAAGATATTGGCGAATTGGCGGCGATGATCTCGCAATTAGACTGTGTGATCACTTGTTGCACAACGGTAGTTTATATAGCCGGCGCGCTCGGTGTTCCTTGTTATGTCTTGGTTCCGGAACGGTGCGGTTATCGATACCATATAGAGGGTGATTTCCCCTGGTTCGAGTCGGTTCAGTTATTCCGTCAATCTGGCGAAGGCTGGGAAACTGTCTGTAATCAAATAAATAACGCAAGGATCAAGAATGCTTAAAGTAATGATTGGTTATGATCCCAATGAAGTGGTTGCTTATCATGTATTAGCCCACTCAATCCTGTCTAAGTCTAGTGTGCCCGTCTCGATTATCCCTGTTCGCTTGCCTTATTTTAAGGGGCATGAAAAAGACCCCAATGCGAGCACCGAGTTTTCATTAACTCGGTTTCTTACGCCGATGTTGTCGGGTTATTCCGGCCAAGCTCTATTTCTTGATTGTGATATGCTTGTTAGGTGTGACATTAAAGAATTGTTTGATCTATGCGGCTACGATCAAGATGTATACGTTGTTAAGCATGATTACACCCCGGTTAGCGAGACTAAATTCCTTGATAACCCTCAGCACAAATACCCAAGGAAAAATTGGTCTAGCGTGATGCTTTTTAACTGCGATTCATCGGCATGTCAGCGCTTAACCAATCAGTTTGTGGTTGAGGCTACGCCCTCTGTATTGCATCAGTTTAAGTGGTGCCAAGATGATCGAATAGGCGAGATAGGTCACGAATGGAATCACTTAGTAGGAGAGGCTGACCACAACCCTGACGCTAAGATTGTTCATTTTACTAACGGCATCCCGGTATTTAAGGGCCTTGGCCGCCAAGAGTTTTCAAAAGAATGGCGCGATGAGTTAAAGGCGATGAATTATGCTACTAACTGAGACCTATAAGAATTTACAGGGCCATTTGCACACTACAAATTCCAGCTATGGAACTTCTTCTTTTATTTACAAGGACCAAATTAACGAGCTAATTGATGTTTCTGGCGCTAAAAATGCCCTTGATTACGGCTGCGGGAAAGGTCTTTCTAAGGCGTTTGTGAATATCCCTTTGGCTTTATACGACCCCTGCATTAAAGAGCGGGCCGAACCTCCTCGGGCTGCTGATATAGTCATTTGTACCGACGTTTTAGAGCATATTGAGCCGGATTGCCTTGATAGCGTTCTTCAGGATCTAAAGCGGCTTACTTTGTCCGTAGGATTCTTTTCGATCCACACCGGCCCAGCGGTTAAGGTTTTGGCGGATGGCAGGAACGCCCATTTAATCCAAGAAGATGAAAAATGGTGGCTACCCAGGCTTAGAATTTTATTTAACGTAGTTTCCTGTGATAAAGGGGGAGGGGGCTTTTATGTTAAAGTAACCCCAAGGGGTGAATAATGGCATTAGACAGTTATGTGAATCTTAAGGCGTCAATCAGAAATTGGTCTCATAGAAATGATATTCCAGACGAGTTGATTGATGACTTTATAGTTTTAACCGAGACGGCGATGTGGCAGCTCTTAGAAGTCAGGGATATGTCGGCTAGGTCTACCGCGTCAATGGGGCCCGATAGGTTTTTGGCGCTGCCTGATGAATTTATTAAAATGCGGAGGCTTAGTATTTTAACTAGCGGCAGGGTTATTGATTTAAAATATGCTACCCCTGAGTCTATGCAGATTGTATCAACGACAAGCCAGCCCAGGTTTTTCACTGTTACAACGCAATTAGAATTTGACCGTGTTCCAGACTCCACTTATGACGTGGAAATGACGTATTTTAAAGAGCTTACCCCCCTTAGCGATTCTAATACTACTAATGGCGTATTAACCAGATTTCCTGACGTTTATTTATCTGGTGCCCTTCATTATCTATTTAAGTGGGGCGCT